GCCTATCAAGGAGAGAGAACTCCCGAATAAACTCAGAGGTTGGAAATGAGCTAACCAACGAGCCACCACTTGTATATAACAAGAATATATACGCCACTCGATCATAAGTATAGGCGCACTAACTTCTTCTCTCAATAGAACGCTGACAGCTCGGAATAGACGGCATAATTTATTTTTATTAAAATAGTTGTATATTAATTATAAATGTGTATATTTGTATATAACCTTTAACAAATAGAAATTATGAAAGCTGCTGAAATGATCCAAACAGAATTAAAAAGAAGAAGTGATTTAGTAGAATGTTTACAATTTAGAAAACAAGCTGTAAAAGTTGCTAAAAAATTAGGAATTACTTCTGAGGAATGGAATAAAAATAAAATGGCTATTCTTTTAATGTTAGCTAACGAATTTTGTAAAAAAGAAAACGAATTAAGCCATGCAATTAAATAAAACATACAGATCAAAAACAGGGGCTAAAAGAACGCCCTTGTTTAATTCCGAATGCAATAGGTTTGTATTTGTTGAGTGTGTTTATTCATGTGGTAAAACAATTAACAAATGGTTTTGGATTAATCATAGATTATTTAAATAAATAAAAATTATGTGCGAATTAAATATTAATTACGATAGAGTTCCATTTACTTGTCCATATACTCAAGAAGAATGGAGAATAATAATAATTGAAAATGTAAAAAATCAAATTAAAAATTACAAAAGTATTTATCATGCAAGAAAAAATTGACGAATTAAAGAAAAGGTTAACGGGCAACCTTTACGATGATATGGATATTCATAACGAAATCTATGAGATCAAAAAACAAATGAATCCCGAAATAGTGAACAACCCACAACAAGACCAGGACGAGTGCGAGGCTTGCGGTTCTTAATTTTTATAGTACATTTGTACTATGGGGGATTAGCTCAGATGGCTAGAGCGACTGCTTTGCACGCAGTAGGTCAACGGTTCGACTCCGTTATTCTCCACTATGATAAATATTATTTTAACATCGTTATTCATTAGCTTCTTACTAAGGGATGACTTAAATATAGGCTACTACTTAAGAAAGTGGCTAGGCATTCGTATTTCAAAATCTATAAAAATACTTGACTGTTTTCCTTGTTTTTCTTTTTGGATTAGTATTTTAGTAAGTATTTGTTTTTTACAAATATCTTTTGCACCTTTGTTTGTATTTGTATTTGGAAAAATTTATGAAACTATCGAAAAACGCTAAACAAAGCTGGGATGCCATTAAAGTAAAAGTGCTTAAAGGGGAGCTTGATTATACAAGGCATGAAAAATTACAAATACAAGAAGTTTACGCAGAACTAACGGGCTACGTGGCTCAAGTGGATGGCTGTCAAGGATGCTTAAGAGATGTGATACAATGTTTAATTAATAACTATGAAGCTAGTAAAATTATCAGAGGTTAAGGTTAACCCAAATAACCCACGATTAATCAAAGACGATAACTTTAAAAAGTTGGTTCAGTCAATAAAAGACTTTCCAGAGATGTTAGATATTAGACCTATTGTAGTTAATCAGGATATGATTATTTTAGGTGGTAATATGAGATTTAAAGCTTGTAAAGAAGCTGGGTTAAAAGAAGTGCCGATTATAGTTGCAGATAACCTTACTGAAGAACAACAAAGGGAGTTTTTGATTAAAGATAATACAAGCGGTGGAGAATGGGACTTTGAAATGTTAGCGAATGAATGGGATGTTGAGCAGTTATCTGAATGGGGTTTGGATGTTGGTGGATTTGATTTAGATAGCGATGAGTTAAGTACTGATTTTAGTTTGCCAGACGGAGATAAAGCACCATTTCAACAAATGACTTTTACTTTAGCAGATGAACAAGCGGAGCAAATAAAAAATGCAATAGCAGATATTAAAGCAACTGAAGATTATAAATATTGTGAAACATTAGGGAACGAAAACAGTAACGGAAACGCACTTTATTTAATTATTATGCAATGGGCAGAGCAAAGGAAATTATAGTTAAAGTAGTACCAAGTAAGATAGCTAATGAGTTTGTGAAGAAACATCATTATAGCGGAAAGGTAGTGCCAAACTCAACTTTGCATTTTGGTTGTTTTTTAGATGAAAAATTACACGGGGTTATGAGTTATGGTAGTCCAATGGTTAAATCAAAAGTTATTCATTACGTTGAAAATACAAAATGGAATGAAGTTATAGAATTAAATAGAATGGCTTTTGATGATTATTTGCCAAAATATTCTGAAAGTAGGTGTATTGCAATAACAATTAAACTTATAAAAAAAAACGCACCACATATAAAATGGATTTTAAGTTTTAGTGATGGTAATTTATGCGGAGATGGAACTATTTACAGAGCAAGCGGTTTTAAATTAATAGGGGTTAATAAAAATACAAGTACTTATCAAATGCCAAACGGAGAAGTTGTTTGTAGTTTAACAAGTTCAGCACATAGAACAAAAGAAAGTAATGGTAAAAGTGGTACAAGTTGGATAAAAGATAATGGAGGTAAAAAATTAGATGGGTTTCAAATAAGATATATTTATTTGATAGATAAAAGCAATAAAATAACCGTTCCAATATTACCATTTAGCAAAATAGATGAAATGGGAGCGGGGATGTATAAAGGAGAAAAAATAACAATAGCAGAGAGAAAAGAAAATAATTAGTATATTTACAAACTATATGCGTGGTTAGCTTAAATAAAAAGCGTTAAACATTCCAGTTTAAAGATGGGGTTTACAACCACCACCACGCTCTAAAGCCTAAATAAATGGCATACGACAAACAAAAGATATTTGAACAGGCAAAGGAAATGATAGTTAAACATAAGTTGGTTTTTATGGATGAAGTGCCTGATTTTTTGCCTTGTAGTCGATCAACTTTTTACGATTACTTTCCTGATGGCTCGGACGAATTGGACATCCTTAAAAGCCTTACTTCAGTAAACAAGACGCAGATAAAAGTATCTTTACGGTCAAAGTGGTACAAGTCAAATGCACCCGCTTTGCAAATGGCATTATATAAATTGACAGCAAACCCTGAAGAGCTTAAAAAACTTTCTATGCAATATATTGAAAGCGAGAATAAAAACACGAACTTCGACATAAATACTCTTTATGATAAAGAAGCACCCGAAGAATTGGAATAAGCTAGGGAACGCTACGAGGTACTTTGTTGTAACAGGGGGGCGTGGTTCTGGTAAGTCTTTTGAGGTAGGTAGGTTTATAAGCTTGCTATCTTTTGAAGTAGGTCATAAAATACTATTCACTAGGCAAACAATGACTTCAGCACATTTATCAATCATACCTGAATTTCAAGAAAAAATTGATTTGCTTAAATTAAATAATTCATTTGATATTCAGAAGTCCGAAATACTAAACAGGGATTCAGGGAGTAAAATAATCTTTAAAGGTATCAAAACAAGTTCAGGAGATCAGACCGCAAACCTTAAATCTTTGCAAGGTGTTACAACTTGGATAATAGATGAAGCTGAAGAACTTACAGATGAAACAACCTTTGATAAAATAAACTTTTCAATTAGGAAAAAAGGAAAACAAAACAGGGTGATTCTTATTCTTAATCCAAGTACAAAAGAGCATTGGATTTATCAAAGATTCTTTGAACAGCAAGGCGTTGCGGAAGGATACAATGGTATAAAAAAAAACGTCACCTACATTAACACAACCTACTTAGATAATTTAGAAAACTTAGATGAGTCTTTTCTTTATGACATTGAACAAGTAAAGAAAAACAATCCTGATAAATATAAGCACGTTATTCTAGGGAGTTGGTTAAACAAAGCGGATGGCGTTGTGTTTACCAATTGGAGGTTTGGGGAGTTCAATCCTGATAATTTGCAAACGTCTTTTGGATTAGACTTTGGGTTTTCAATCGATCCTGATGCACTTGCTGAAGTTGCTATTGACAAAGCAAAAAAGATTATCTATGTAAAAGAACATATTTACCAACGTGGCATAAAAACCCATATATTAGCAGAAATGTTAAAAGATAGGACTCAAGGCAAATTAATTATTGCAGATAGTGCTGAACCTAGATTGATTGAAGATTTAAAGTTTAGCGGTGTAAATATAAAGAAAGTTAAAAAAGGAACGATTGAAAGTGGTATAATACGAATGCAGGACTTTGAAATAATAGTAGAGCAAAATAGTAGTAATATTGCAAAGGAATTTAATAACTATGTTTATTCAGATAAAAAGACTCATTTGTACGTTGATAACTATAACCATATTTGTGATGCGATCCGTTATAATGTTATAAGTCAATTAGACAATCCTAATAGTGGAAAATATTTTATAAATACAATATGAAAATAAAAGTACCGAAGACCATCAATGATTTAAGGATTAAACACATTGATATATTGAACGATGAAAAGTATAGAGGTGAAGATATTGACTTAGATACTATCGTGAATTTTGTTGCTGGCATAACAGGTGAACGCTTAGATAAAATTAAGCAAGTAGACAAAGAAGACCTTTACAAAGTGTTTTATTATTGCATTGATTTATTTGATGGCTTTAAGATTACCGACCCAAAGAAAATAATAACAATAGAGGGATTGGATTATAAGTTGGTCGATCCAATGAAAGTTGGTATAGGTTGGCACATTGATATAAGTAAAAGTGACTTTGAAAAGAATCCTGCATTACTAGCCGCTTCATGTTATTTGCCAGT